CTGCGATCCCGCCGCTCGCCCCTCTCGGCGAAAGCGTGCTTTCGCCTGTCGGGTCGGTCTAATGGCATCGCCATTAGACCGCGAGGCGATCATGACGGCGCTCTTCGCGCTGGTCGACGGCGCCTTTGCCTGGGCGACCTCGAGCCGGCTCTTACAGGCGTGGAGCTCGGTCGCGAGCTTTCCGGCGATGTATGTCGTGCATCTCAGCGACCGCTATCTGAGCTCGTCGTCGCTCAGCACGCATCGCCCGACCGGGCTGCCGCCGCAGATCTATCTCGACGCCGAGGTCTGGCTCTACACGCTGGCCGGCCCCAACCAGGTGCCGGAGACCGCGATCAACCAGCTGATCGATGTCGTCGAGGGTGCGCTGCAGGGCCGCCCGGCGCGCTCGGCGCAGACCTTGGGCGGCCTGGTGCGGCACGCTTGGATCGACGGCACGATCGCGATCGACGCCGGCCATCTCGACGGCAAAGGCAAGGCGGTGATCCCGGTGCGCATGCTGGCACCCGGGGTCAGCCCGCCCGGGGTCGCTATTCCCTGATTTTTTTGTGAGGAGCAACGAGAGATGCCTTCGGCCTATGCCGACCAGCTGGCGTTTGGCGCCGGCATCCTGGTGTGCAACCAGCTCGGCGGGGTGACGCCGATCCGCTTTGGCGTGTTGCAGGATTGCAGCCCCAAATTCACCACCGACGTCAAGAGCCTCTACGGGCAGAAGCGCTACGCGCTGGCGCTCGGCGCCGGCAAGACCAAAGGGATGATCACGGCGAAATTCGCCGGCATCCGCGGCCGGCTGGTCAACGACCTCTATTTTGGCGGGACATTGACCAAGAATGTGACGCGCACCCAATTTGTCGCCGACGAGCTCGGCGCCGCACCATTTTACACAGTCGTCAACAGTGCGACATTTCTTGCCGACGAGGCGGTCTTTGACGCGACGACCGGGCAGCCCTTGGAAGGGGTCGCCAGCGCCCCCGGCACCGACGAATACACGGTCGCCGCCGGCGGCGATTACAGCTTTGGCGCGCTCAGCTCGGGCGGCACCGCGGTGCTCGTCAGCTACACCTATACCACCGGCAGCGGCGTGCGGATCCAGTTTGGGAACCCGCAAATGGGTGTCCAGCCGGTGTTTGGCGCGATCATCAACCTGCCGTTTGACGGCCGCGAGGCGATCTGGACCTTCCCGCGCTGCGTCTCGCACAATTTGGGGTTCACCACCAAGGTCGACGATTTCAGCGAGAACAATTTCGAGTTTGAGGTCGCCTCCGACATCAGCGGCAATGTCGGGTTCCTCGACACCGATCTCTAGCGCCTGACCGCATGAGCGATTCCGTCAAGGTGACGATCGGCGGCGAGGAGATCGAGCTGCCGCGGATCCTCAATTTCGCGCAGCTCGAGCGCACCTGGCCGGCGGTCGAGGCCTACAGCGCCGCCGCCGGCGGTGTCGCGCAGATCAGCGCCGCACTCGCGTTTATCGCCGGGCTCCTGGTCGAGACCCGGCCGGAATTGAACCTCGCCGAGCTCAAACGACGCACCCGGGTGGAGCGCTACGATCCGGCGACCGAGGACAGCCTGTCGCCGCTCGACGAGCGGCCGGGGATCCACACGGCATTGAGCGAGATCTGCAAGGCGTCGGGGCTGATCCCTCGGCTGCCGCCGGAGCCCCCGGCGGCGCCAGAGGCGAGCCCTTCGACGGCGATTGGGAATATCTGATCGCCGAGCTCGCCGCTTGCGGCATGGAGGGCGGCTCGCCGGCGCTGATCCGCCAGCGCTGGACCCTGCCGATGTACTACGCGCAGCGGCGCTACTGGGCCGACCACCCGCGCACCGACCAGCTCGTCGCCTGGTATCTCGGCGTCAAGCCGCAAAAGACCGCGCCCCCCGGCAAGACGCCGCCCAACAAGCTCGCCTGGTCGTTGCTCGACCCGCCCGACGCGGCCCAAGCCGCCAAGGCGGCGCGCCGCGCCAGCGGGCCGGCGCGCGGGCGCCAGCGGTGAGGCTGCTTTTCACATGAGGCCGCGCGAGAAGCGCCATAACCATTCGCGCAACCCCGTAGCCACACGCGCGTGACAATTAGGGCAAGTCTCTGCGGCCAGGAGCAACGGCTCGCCGCAGGTCGCGCAAGGAACGCGCCGCGTGTTGCGCGCGGATCGCGCAGCCGCGCCGGCGATGCTGCTGATCAGCAGCAGCACGACGATAAACCCGATTAACCCGATTAACCCGATTAACCCTTCAAGCATCGGCGTGCCACGTTCTGACAAGTTCCTAACGACATAAATCACCGACGCCGGCGATCGTTTCGCCAAAATTTTAGGGCTGCAGGCTCTGGCTGACAATCTCTCGATCTCGATCACCGCCGACACCGCGAGCCTGCGCGCGCAATTGGCGCAGGCGCAGGCCGATGTCCGCGCCTATGGCGCCGAAGTCCGCAACCTGGCGACGGCGCTCAGAAGCGCCGGCGACGACGCCAAGGGCGGCTTGCAGGCCGCGTTGCAGCAGACCGCCGGCGAATTGGCGCGCGCCGAGGCGCAGGCGCGCAGCTTCCGCGCCGAGCTCGCCGGGCCGGTCAAGACCGCAGCGGGCGAGGCCGGCGCGTCGTTTGCGGCGATCGGCGGCCAGGTCAAGGAACTCGCGGCGCTGTTTGGCGTCGGGTTTGGCGCCGAGAAGCTGATCGAGGGGATCAAGAGCCTCGCCGAGTTTGGCGAGAAGACCGAGAACATCGCCGCCGCGGTTGGCGCCGCTCCCGAGAGATACGCCAAGTTCGCCGGCGCGCTCAGCCTGGTAGGCGGCGACGCCGACACCGCGGCGCAGCGGGTCGCGATGATGGAGCGCCAGATCCGCAATGGGCTGGAAAATCCCGGCTCGCCACTCTCGGATGTCCTCAAAAACCTCGGATTTAGTCCCGAGCAGCTGCAGCGCGCGCAGCAAGACACGCTCGGCTTTATCGAAGGGCCGCTGGCCGATCGTTACAAGGCGCTCGTCGTCGAAGGCAGCGAGCCCGGTCTAGCGCTCGCCGACTTCTCACAGCTCGCCGGCGGCCGCGCCGGCCTCACGGCTTTGGCCCCGCTGCTCAAAGAAGGCTCGGCCGGCGTCGCCGAATACGAGCGGAAATGGCAAGAGCTCAGCGGCGTCCACGAGAAGGAAATCAAGGACCTCGCTGATACCGACAAAAAGATCCACGAGCTGGAGACGAGCTTCAAAGGCCTCGGCGTCGCGATCTACGAGAATTTCAAACAGCCGATCGACGACACCATCGTCTCGCTGAAAGAGGCGAACAAGGAAACAACGGGCATCGTCACTGCGATAAAGGCAATCGGCGAGGGGCTGAAGGCATTCAGTGATTTCGCTGGGTTTTTCAATAGGGGCGGTCTCGCGACCAATCAGGCGATCCGCGAAGGGGTCGGGGCAGCCCTTGGTGTTGGGGTGCAGACGGAACCCGAGGGCCGCGCGGCGATCCCGCCGGCGGGCGGTGGCGTCAAAGAGCAGATGCAGGCCTGGCTCGGGGCGCACGGCTACAGCGCCGAGGCCTCGGCGGCGATCCTCGGCAACGCCTCGGTCGAAAGCAGCTTCAACCCAGCGGCCGGGGCTGGTGGCGCGCATTTCGGGCTCTTCCAGTGGGACAAAGAGCGTGCCAAGCCGCTCGGCGGGTCGACCGATGTCGCCACGCAGATGGCGCTGATGGACAGCGAGCTGCAAAAGCTCGACCCGGCGTTCAAGACCGCGGCCGGCGACGTCGCCGAATTGACCAAGCGCTTTGAGCAGCATTTCGAGCGTTCGGGCGGTCAGCTCGAGGCGCAGCGCGAGACGGCCGCGGTGGCGATCGCCGGCGGGGAGGCGCCGGGGCATCTGAACACGCCCGAGGAAAAGCGCCAGCTACAGGAGGCGCTCAAAGCGATCGACGACAAAGAGAAGCGGCTCAAAGCCTATTACGCGGTCGAGCTCGAAGGGGCGCGCGACAACGAAGACGCAAAACGCGTCATTCGGGCGCAGGAGGACGAGCAGATGAAAAAGCTTGTCGCCGACGCCGACGCGGCAAAGGCCAAATTCAGCGCGGCGACCGGGGAGCCGGTCGAAAAAAGCTCGGATCTCGTGCTGCTGCAATTGCACAAAGAGGCAGTGCACGACCAGATCGCCGAGGAGAACCGGCTGCGCGCCGCCGAGATGACGCGGCTCGAGGGCGAGCGCAGGCTCCAAGACCAGGCCGCAGCCGCGAGCCTCGGCAAGATCGAGTCGCAGCGCCGCATCGGCAATCTGACCGGCGACCAGGCCGCCGGCGCCGAGGAGCTAGTCGTCGCCGCGCACGCCCAGGCGGTCGCGCGGATCCTGGCTGACGAGCAGGCGTTGTGGGACAGGGAAACCAAGGGCTGGCAAGAGGTCGAGAACCGCAAGGCCGAGCTCGTGCAGAAGAGCGCCGACCAGATCGCGCGGATCGACGAGAAGGCGCAGCAGGAGCGCTTCCAGCGCGCCCACGCGATCGACAGCGAGATCGCCGGCTCGCTTTCGAACGCCATCGTCAACGCCGCCTGGGGCGGCGGGCGCAACAGTCTGGTCAAAGCCTTTGACAGCTTTGTCCAGAGCCAGGAGAAAAAGGTCCTCGACCAGGCGCTGACCAAGCTCTTTGATTTTTCCGGGGTCGGCAATCTGCTCGGCGGCGCCGGTGACAAGCTCTTTGGCCTGTTGCCGGGTGCGGCTGGGAATGCCGCCCCATTGACGGCGGCGGGTGCGGCGTTGACCAGCTCGGCGGGTGCGCTGACCGGCGCTGCCGGGGCTTTGACCGCTTCCGCCGGCGGGTCCGCGGCGGCGGCCGGCGCCTCGGCCGCGGGGGCGGCCGGCAGCGCGGCGTCGGGTGCGGGCGGCGGGTTTAGCCTCTTTGGCTGGCTCGGCGGGCTCTTTGGCTTTGAGCATGGCGGCGTCGTGCCGTCGGCGCGGCACGGCTGGACGGTGCCGAGCTTTGCCGCGGGCGGCATCCTCTCCGAATTGCACCGCGACGAGATGGTGCTGCCGGCCGGGATCAGCAAAGGCCTCCAATCGGCGATCGCCGGCGGCAATTTTGGCGGCGGCGGCGGCACGGTCAATCTCCATGTGCAGGCGCTCGACGGGCACTCGGTCGAGCGCGTATTGCTGGCCAATCACGGTGCGGTCGCCCGGGCGATGGCGCGCGCCACCAGCCATTTCAACGCCAATGCCCCCGGGGGCTAAAGGTGGGCGCAGTTGATCTGGCGCGGCGCGCCGACTACCTCGAGGAGCTGATCACCGTCGCCGAGCCGTCGCGCGCGCGCACCATCGCACGGCTCGAATATCAGATGATCAACGCGGTCTTTGCCGCGCTGCAATACGGCCGCTCCGATCTCTTGGCCATGAGCTGCCCGGATTGGCGCTGGCCGCCGGTGCGCTGAATGAGCAACGTCGTCTACCCGGCGCTGCCGACGCTCGCCTATGCGGTGCAGAAGACGCCGAACTGGGCGACGCGAATGCAGCGCAGCGTCAGCGGCCGCACCTTGCGGACCAGCGACTGGATCAACCCGATCTGGAATTTCACCCTCAATTACGAGGTGTTGCGCGACGGCAGCGATGTCAGGTTTGGCGCCGGCTGGGGCACCGGGTTTGACGAGCTCCACATCATCATGGATTTTTTCAACTCGCGAAACGGAGCCTTTGACTCGTTTCTGCTCGACGACCCGACCGACGACAGTGCCGTCGGCCAGCTGCTGGTGCCGGTGCCGACCGACACGACCGGCACGATGTACCAGCTGACGCGGGCGCTCGAGCCCGGCGGGTTTCGCGAATGGATCACCGCGATCAACAGCATCGGCCGGGTCTATCTCAGCGGCTCGCCGACGACGTCGTGGACACTGGGCAATAACGGCATCATCACCTTTACCCATGCGCTCGGGCCGGGGGACATCCCGACCGCCGATTTCACCTATTACTTTCCGGTCTATTTTGAGGACTCGCTCGATTTCGCGAACTTCGCCTACCAATTGTGGGAGCTCAAAAAGGTCAAACTGACCAGCGTCGTCGACGGGCTAAAGGCGACACCCGCCTTTGTTGCTCCCGCGCCGCCGCCGCCCGGTCCGCCGCCGCCACCCCCGGCACCACCGCCACCGCCGCCGCCATCGCCGCCGCCGGTGACCACGACATTGACGGTGACGCAGCTCTTCTCGCCGGTGCCGAGCACGACACCGCTCGGCACGGTGATCGCGACGGTCGCGGTCACCAACAGCGACGGCTCGGTCTTTGCCGGGCGGATCTTTTTTACCGCGCCGCATTACGATTGGGGCGGCGTCTTTGCGCTATCGGGCAACCGCATCATCCTCAACCCGAACGGCCCCGGCATCAGCCAGGTGATCGGGCTCGTCACCGATTATGTCAGCCTCGATGCGACGCCCTAAGCTGCTGTTGGCATTGCCGGCTGCGGCACTCGCTTACGGCGCTGCAGCGAAGCCGATCGATGTGCCGATCATCATCAACGGGCCGCTGCCGCCGCCGGGGACGGTGGCCTGCAGCGGCAATCACACCTCGCCCGGCGACGTGATCGCGACGATGACATTGGTGCAGCCGGCGCCCAATGTGATCTTTGCGCTCAGCGGGCAGGATGCGGCGCGCTTTATATTGAACGGCAGCGCGATCGAGGTCGGCGCCACCGCACTCGACCTCGGCGTCACCTATTCGCTCACCGTCGAAACCATCCCGTCGGTCGATTTCGACCTCGTCTGCGCCAACTAAAGGCTCTCAGCGATGTCTGTGGTTATGCAAGCGCCCGGTGGTGTGTCCGCCGGCAGCACGTTCAAATTGCCGCTGACCGGCAATTCCTTTGCCGTCGACAGCGCCGGCTTTGTCACGGTCAACAGCCTGCTCGACATCGTCGCACTGGAGCAGATGGGTTTCCTCCAGCTGTGGGGCGGCCGCAACAACCTCGCGGCGGCGGTCGATCCGACGACCGGCGACGATTCGAGTGCGGATTACGCGCCGGGCTCGGTGTGGATCAACGCCAACGCCTCGCGGCTGTGGTTCTGCCAATCGGCGGCGGTCGGTGCGGCGGTGTGGATCCAGGCCGCGACCGGCAGCGCCACCGCCGGCTCGGCGCAGTTCGCCAATCTGACGCTGACGGCGCTCCTGACGCTGTCGAGCGCCCAGGTCACCGCCTTTTCGGGCGGCGGCCAGGCGAGCGCCACGCAGCTCACCAAGACGGTCGCCAACATCACGACCGCGACCGCGTCCTCGGCGCCCTATGACAGCGTCAAATTGCCGGCCGCGACTGCCGGGGTCGTCGTCTGGGCGATCAATTCGGCGGCCAACCCGTTTCAGATGTTTGGCCAGGGCAGCGACACGATCAACGCCTTTGGCGCCACGACCGGGTTCACCCAGCCGGTCGGCTCGATCGTGCTCTATGTCTGCCGCGACACCGGCAAATACAGTGCGATCAATTTCGGCATGGGGTTCACCACCTATTCGGCCTACAACACCAACAGCGCCACGAGCTCGGCGACCCTCGCCGGCGCCGACATTTCGGGCGGGATCGCCGGCGTCACGCTCGAGCTGACCGGCACGTTGAGTGCGGCGGGCAATGCGCAATTGCCGACCGTCGCCAATCTGGTCGCGGCGATCCCCAACCCGGTCGCCGGCCAGACCTACCGCCTGCGGATCCTCAACAGCTCGGCCGGCGACTTCGCCTGGACCGTCACCACCAATACCGGCTGGACGCTCGCCGGCGCGATGACGATCGACCCGGGCGGCTGGCGCGAGTTTCAAGTCAAGCTGACGACGCTGAGCGCCGCCGTGCTGCAATCGATCGGCGCCAGCGGCCCGGTCGTCGGGCAGGGCTTTGCCACCGACGCGGTCTACAACACCAACAGCGCCACCTCCGGCACGACCCTGACCGGCGCCAATATCTCGGGGGCGGCGACCGAAGTCACCCTGAACATGACCGGAGCGATGGGCGGCGACGCCAATGCCCAATTGCCGACCGTGGCCAATCTCGTCGCGGCGATCCCCGACGCGGTCGCCGGCGCGTCCTACAAATTGCGGGTGATCAACAGCTCTTCGGCCAACCACGTCTGGACGATCACGACCAACACCGGCTGGACGCCCAACGGCACGATGACGATCGCGCAGAACACCTGGCGCGATTTTTATGTGACACTCAACAGCCTCTCGACCGCGACATTGCAGTCGATCGGCACCGGCACCTTCTCGTGAGGTTTCCCGGTGCGCTCGCGGCCGCTACCGGTTTTGTGCTCGCAGCTCTCGTCCCGGCGACGCACGCGGCCGGACCGTCCTTTGTGCTGCAATATCAGGTCACCGGATTGCCGCAACCGACGGCGATCGCGCTCAGCCCCCCGGGCGTTACGCTAGGCGACACTTCGTCCGCCGGCACCCCGATCGCGGTCGCTATCGTGACGATGTCCGACGGCTCGCAGTTTCACGGCACGCTGACGACCGACGACCCGGGCTTTTTCGCGATTTCGGGCAACACCATCGTCACCGCGCGCCAGCTCAACCCGGCGGATGACGGCACGCACCACACCATCATCACCGCGAGCAATCCCTGACCCATGCGCCCGGCAACCGCGGCGGTGCAGGCGCTCTTGGCGGGGTGGGGGCCGGACACCAACATCCGCGAATTCGAGCTCTACACCTTCACCCTCGAAGGCGGCGAGGTGTTGCGCTATTCGGGCGGCCAGTGCGGGTTGCAGGCGCCGGCGCCCAACACGGCGAGCCCGCTCCTGGTCTTCCCGCTCGGCCCCGGCTTCAAGCACAACGGCATCAAGGAGCAGATCGGCACGCAAGTCGGCGAGCTCGAGATCGAGGTCCATGCCGGCCCCGACGATTTGCTGGCACTCGGCGGCACGATCACCTGGCAGCGCGCGCTGTGGGGCGGCCTCTTTGACGGCGCGACCTGCGCGCTGTGGCGCGCCTATGTCCAGCCGCCGCTCGATGTCATCGGCACGATCACCCGGTTTTTTGGGCCGGTCGGCGATGTCGAGCTCGGCCGCACCCGGCCGCTGATCCGCGTCAAGAGCGGGCTCGACTGGCTCGATGTGCAATACCCCAAGCGGCTCTTTCAATCGGCCTGCGGCTGGGATTTTGGCGCG